ATATAAGAGCTTTGTATTTTAGCATTTTTCTGTAGCTTATCTACATCTCTATTAATTCCACATTGTTTCGATAGGATAATAAGGGTTAAGAATAGGGTGATGGCCCAAGAATAACTTTTAATTTTTTCTATAGTTTTCATATAGCTGTTTTTTATTTCTATATATATCTATACTAAAATGCAACAAAAAACCGATCCTTAAAAGGATCGGTTTTATTATATAATAGGGGGTTTGATTAGCCTAAAGAAACACCTTGCATAGCAGCACCTAACTGTTTTTCTAGGTCTTTTATCTCCGATACGTCTTTTTTAGCATCACTTAAAGCCTGATCAAATGGTTTATATAATTCGATAAAGGTTTCAGCGCTTTTAAGTCCCTTACCTTTACCTTTAGAGATAAAGTAATGACTTGCTTCTAGCGGTAAAGCAGCCATATAAATAACCTGATTCTTTACTCCCTCTTTTTTAATTTTTTGAATTTGTTTACTTACTTCTTTAACTCCTAAAGCTTCAGTAGAATTCCATTCAGCCTCATTGGTCATGAAATCCTCGTATTTAGCTAAAAGTTCCTGACTAAATGTTACAGCGTAAACTTTAGTTCTGATTTCTTCCTTCTTAGCTTGTATTTGAGATTCTAGAGACTCGACAAGTTCCTTATCAATAGAAAGACCGCTTTCTTGATTTAATGTATCAAAATCGATAGATGGAGATGCTCCAGGTCCTTCTAGAACTTCTAATGTAGTTTCTTTTTGCTTTGCCATGTTGTTTTTATATTTATTTATTTTAGTTGTTTTTATGTAATTGTTTCTTAATCGATAGAAAAAATATCAAAATCTACCCTATTATCATTAAGATATGCTCTAAGCGGCTCTCTCAGATCTTTTGTCCTGTATATTTTGGCAGGTCCTTCAGGTCCAATATGGCAAAGAAATCCATCCTGAGTCTCTATATTTGCTTCCTCTTCTAATATCAATCTATAAAGGCTAATCTGAATGGAATATTCGTTATGATTGTTTTCATAGAGATGTGAGAAAGGTCTGAGCAATTTTTTATATCTACCTTTTGGATGTTCATCATGTTTAAAATCACCATTCGTCTTCCAATCACCAATCAATAAAAATGGCTTATCGTGTTCTTCTGACCAAAAAAGAAATGGCTGATCTATTGTACCTGCTAATCTCCATCTTCTAGAAAATATTTTTAGCTCCGATTTAAGAGGTAATAAAACACTTAACCTTTTATCGTGGATCTCCATGAACTTATCTATTCTTTCCCTTAAGATCTCGTCATCAGGAATACCCGGGGCTTTACCGCTCCAGAAGTCCTCTATCCATTTATGAACATTAGTACCCAAGCTATTTGCTACATTTGCCTTACCCTGCCATTCATTAAGAACAACAGAAACATCAACTCCTCTTTCTTCTGCCTTTTTCTTAGACCAAAATTCTCTATCAAAAGGAACTTTAAATTTTTTAAGGAATGTTGTTACCGAATCAAACTTTGAAGAGTTATATCTGTATACGTGAGAAGGCTCATCAAACGTAAAACTTCTGTCATCAAATATTTCTAACTTCCGCTCTATCTCTTTTTTAGCACTTATTAGTCTAGGATCCATTAAAACAAATTAATTATGTAACTTCTATTTGCTATGGCAAATGCTATTAAACAAATTTCTAGAATAAATCTGAATATCCACATCCAGCTCAATTCTCTAAAAACATACTGATATACTACAAGGTAAGACTCCTCGTTAGTCCCTTTAATCGGTTCTATCCATAGGGTTATTAATTCCTCTATATTAATAGCTTTAAAGTATTCGTTTATAGGTTTTATCTCGTTCATAACAAAAGAAGGTCTTGCCTCTTTTGGTAGATCAGCAGAAAATAAAACTTCGGGAGGTAGATTCACAACAGTATAAATTCTACCAAACCAATCTATTCTCATGCCCTTCCTAACCCAGATGGGTGAATTTTCATACTCTTTCTTTATAATATTGACATAATCCCGATACACTTTGATATCGCTATAGACTTTAATAAATTTTAATATAGCTAGCCACATATTTTTACTTTATATTTTATATGAAGATTACTGGTTAATGTTTCCCGTCCATCTTTTTCTTGATCCTTCCCCTTGCTCTTCTTATTCGGGTAGCGATAGATCTTTTCTTGATGCCATACTTTTCTGCAATGTCCTTGTATTTCATACCATTAATTTCCCTGTCAATCATGATATCCCTATAGGTATCAGGAAGTGATCTAATTTCATCTAAAACTGATTCATATACTGAGTCAATAGTATTTTCCTCGCTGAAGAATCCATATGCAGGATCATCCTCTATAGTATAAAATCCACCTATATCACCGATAGTGTTTTTAGATGAAAGGTATTCAAGATCTCCGTCCTCATGAGCTATTAATCTCTTTCTAGATTTTAATAGTAATAAGGATTCGTTTCTTGCTATATTATAACACCACGTAGAGAAATTTCCTCTCTCCATATCATATTGGTCTATCTTTAACCATATCTTGGACATGGTATTAAGAAAAGCATCCTCTGCTAATTCCATGTCTTTCAATATTAAAAAACAATGATTTGATACTCCTGGTTTAAGTCTATTGAATAAATCACTGAATGACTTATCTGTTTTCTTTAGTATGAAATCTTCTGCTAATGTCTGAATGTTAGTCTCTTTAATCTCCTTGTTTTCTCTGGGCTCTTTTTGCATCTTTAAATTTGGTCAAATTGGTTAATTTTATATAATTCTATCCCAGCCTCTATTAGAAATGGAAGTGAATCGGGTTTTCGGTAAACTTCTGAAAAAACTACTCTTCTTATTCCCGATTGTATTATCAGCTTAGAACATTCAAAACAGGGGGAAAGAGTTACGTATATTGTAGATCCATCGGAACTTTGCGTACTTTTTGCAAGTTTTGTTATTGCATTTGCTTCTGCATGTAGAACGTATGGTAATGTGACCATATCCACGCTCTCACAAATATTAGGAAATCCTGTAGGTGATCCGTTATATCCATCAGAGATTATTGACTTATCCTTTACCATTAAGCATCCGACCTGCATTCTTTTGCAGTGAGAATTTTTTCCCCATGTTTTGGCCATCTGTAAATAGATGAGATCGTTTTTCATTGCCTTTGTATTTTCTCCATATAATGGGCTTTTTTGAATGGCATCAGAATGATCCCATGAGATGTCAAAGGTTTCCCCTATTTTTTTTACACTCCAATTATTTATGTTAAGAAAATCTGGATTAGAGAAATCAAAATCTGCTGAAACTATTTCTCGTCCTGAATAATGTGATAGGGTAGATAACTCCATTAGTTTATAATTTTTACAAACATAAGGAATATGTACGAGGAAAAAAAATATTTTCTGATATTTTTTAGATTCTTCTGGAATCAGGTCTAAACGGTTGATCTAAAACTGAAACTGATAATGTACCTTCTAAAAGTCCTGCCATTCTAACAAGAGCATTTTTTATGTCCTGTATATCTTTATCATTACCTAATCCAGCTGTACCGGATCCTGGGGTTTCTGATTTTTTATCAGATGCAGATTTACTATCAGCAGATTTAGCCGGAGCTGTACCTGGGGCTGGGGCTGTACCTGGGGCTGACTTTGCTTCAGGAGCCTTCGTTTCTTTTGTCGATTCTGTTTCTTTAGGTGCATCTTTCTTTGCTAAAGGTGCAAGTTTTTTAACATCGCTGACTAAAGCAGGAGTATCCGTGTTTTTAGCTGTTTCTATAGCTTCCGTAGATTTTTTACCAAGATCGGTTTTAGTTTCTTCCTTCTTTGACAGGGATTCTTTTAATCCGCCCCTTTTATCTATAGCACCCTTTAGAGCGCTAAGCCCCTTTTTAGCAAATGGACTAGCCGCTCCGAGACTTTCCGTTGCTTTATCTGCAACTGAAAATAAAGCATTCTCTGCTCCACCCCCTATTTTAGCAAGTAGATTAGATCCCTTAGTTTCTTTTTTAGCACCCTTTTCTTCAGCACCCTTTTCTTCAGCACCCTTTTCTTCAGCAAATGCTGAAAAATCAGGACCCTTTTCTTTTTTTAGCTTAGAGAAGAGTCCTTTCTTTTCTTTTTTACCCTCTTTGGGATTTACTATTTCCGATGACTTTTTAAGATCTTCAGATTCTTTCTTTAATATAGCTTCGCTTTCCTTTATTAAAGAATCGGGAAGTTCTTCTAACTCTTTCTCTGGAGTCTTTTTTTTCTCACTGAAAATTGTTTGTGTTGCAAGTAGCTCAGCTTGAGCTATCGATAATTTATTATAATAGTTTCCGTCTTTTTTTGACTCTGCTAATATATCATCCCACAGCTGATTTTTTTTATAAAAATCTTCATCTTTGATCTCTTTTTGCTTACCAAGAAGATTTAGAGTTTCCTCATTTAGCTTACTAGTCTCCTCATTTACACCTTTCTCACCAAGGTCTAGCAAAGCATTAACTATATCCTGCGTATCTGACATTTTTAATTCAGTCTCCTCATCTTTAGCACGATCCATTTTATGCCCATATTCATCAGAAATCTTTTTAAGATTTATCATGGATCCTTTGGCGTCTATTATTGATGGATTATATGAGCTACCATAGAAATCTATGGTGTCCTTATCCTTTATTAAATCTGCTAGCTCAGGAACCGTTTTTAAGCCTTCCATCAAATCTTTTATGTTGATCGGAATGACACCTGCACCCTTAGGTAGCTTAACCACCTCCGGACCATTCTCGCCAACCAAATACTTACCCTCTTTCTTAGCAACCCCACCTTCTTGAAATGCTTTAATTATACCTTTCAGTCCGCCTGCGATATTACTAAAATCCTTATTCGGTTCATTTGGCTGTTTATCTGCGCCTGAAGCAGGTAATATTTTACTCTTAGCCATTTCTGCGAACTTTCCCATGAGTGGACTTTTATCACCCAGAAGATCAGCAAGGGTTTTGGTGATGTCTTTCATCGCACCGCTGTCTTTGCCTGCTTCTTTAGGATTAGCAGTAGGAGCTTTATTAGCAGCTGTAGCTGACTCCTTTTCGCTTTTAACAGATTTATCTGTTGCAGAGACGAGAGACTCCGTAGCGGACGTATTTTTCTTAATAGACTCAGCTAGGGAGTTTATATTCCTGCCCAAGTCGGCTATTTGTGAAAATAATTTTTGATTAGGATCTGCTGCCATTTGATTTAGTTATTATCTCTATATATTTCAATAAGTTTACTTACCAAAACTAAACAACTCTTTGAATCCGCTTTTAGCTTTTGCTTCCGCGTTTTCAATTTCTATTGCATCATTAAGTTTATCTATCCATATCTGGTATTCATAGAAGGGTATGCTTTCTATCCAGTCAGGATCTAGATTATGCTCTCGCCATAATCTGAACTTAATATCAAAGAAGTTCTCTAAAGATATCTGAAATAACGAAAAGAGATCTGAGCCCGTTGGGAAAGTTTATTCTAGCGGTGACCTCCATATCACCGCATACTGGGCACTTTTGTTTTACCTCTAGCTTCGTTCCCATTTTGATTCTTTGAGCAAGTTCAAAATATAAGCTAAATTCTTCTTTCGTCCAATAATCGCTTTCCCTCATTTTAGTAAGGATTTTTTGGTAATTTAGATCTCTCCATTCGCCAAACATAAAGGGCGCTATATCAAGGAATCCCGCATCTATTTGTATTCCTTTCTTAGAGCATTCAGTTATAAATGAAGTTATTTCCTGTGTTACACCTATACTAGGAATGTACAGTTCAACAGTCTTATCAAGTTTTTTAATGGTGAAAACGAAACCTCTAGTCTCCTCGTTATAGTACTTAGCGACATTTTCGTCTAATTCATAAGAACTTAATACACCAGTTCTAAGTTCTATCCCATCATTGAAAGGACATTCTATGGTTTGTTTACAAGATTTTTGTGGCTTGAGTATAATTGAATTCTCACCCTTAACAAAGGTAAGATCCCTAACCGCCATGATTATAAAGAAACGGTCTTCCTGTTTAAGATCCTTATATGAAACCACGCCTTCACCGGGGAAATCCATTCTGGAGCATCTGTCTATGATATGGGTTAATTTTTCTTCGATGTCAAGCTTATCATCCTCATCAATAGTGGAAAAATGTCTAATCTCTCTAACCTCAGCAGCTCTGATTGCTATTTTGGTTCCTTCCGGATAATATTTACCGCCCGAGGGTAATATCTCAACCGGTATATTTTTCCAGCCCATCTCGAATGATGAAGGTTTATTTACGCTTTGTGCCCTACCTAAAGATGATACTGGTTGTTCGTCTTGCATCTGATTAATCTTGGGCTGAACCGGGTTAGGTATAGATTGCTGAACAGGCTGCTGAATTTGTTCTTGTCTAGGTGATAGCTCTTGCACCTGGGAAACCACGTTGGTTTCTGTCGCAGGTTTGGGATCATCATATTCTATACCTCCAGCAATTTCCTTTCTCTTGAGAATTTCTTCTGGTGAAATATTGTTATCCATTATTTACTTCTTTTTTCTTATTATATAACAAAAAACAAAAAAGGAGACAATTTAATTTGTCTCCTTCTGTATTTAATTACTGTTATGTGTTTAAATGAATAAATCTTCCCAGTAATCACATATCCATGATGTGGATACAGTGTAGATAGCCGGATTTTCGTAGTCTAACTGCATATCATTAATAGCAGTACTAATAAAGCAAGAGGGTATTCTGATTCTTCTGAAAACGTCTCCCCTTTTATTAAACACAGAAATAACCATAGAGCCAACATAATCACTCTTAATACCCATTGCACCTGTTAGTGGATTGTACATTAAGTCACTCCATTGTCTAAGTATCTTATAAACACTCATGGAATTTACGTCATTTAAGTTGACCTCAAATTCCATACTTAATGTCATATCACTAGTCGTAGGCTCGCCTGCAGCGTATCTTCTCTGGGCAAATTTATAAGTTTGTTCAACGTTACCGTTTGCTAAAACATCCACGGTTAAACCGCTTATAGACTTAACCTGTTGGGCTAAAATTGTTTCTCCTTTAAAAGTCGTGGTAGCATCTACTATTCCAGAAGGAGGTGTAATCAAAACCTCAAATTGGTTAAGATATACCGGTTCGTAGTTGTTTATCGCGGCTTTAGAGTTTGTAAAATGTGGTAAACCTGCCATTTATTTTTTGTATTTTTTTATAAGAATAAATCCTCCCAGTAATCAACTGCCCAAGTCATATCATCAACTTTAAATATATCAGTCGATGTGTAATTAAGATTCATTTCATTTATTGCCTTAGTAGGATAACAGTCTCTACATGTTATTCTTCTGAAAACATCTCCTTGTTTATTAAAGATTGAAACTACGATAGTACCTGTATAGTCATTCTTAAGACCCATTGCTCCAGTTAATGGATTATAAATCAAATCACTCCACTGTCTTAGTGTTTTAAAGACATACATAGAATTAGAATCATTTAAGTTGACAGAGAAACTTAAACTTAAATCCATATAAGTATTATCAGGCTTAGCTCCAGCATAGTTTCTTTTAGCAAACTTATATTTTTGCGTAACTAGTCCAGGGTTTTTATCTAGGGTAAGACCGCCAACCTTTGATACGTGCTGAAGGAGTATTTCCCCGCCAATAACAGCAGAAGGAGGTATAACTGTAACCTCAAACTGATTCAGGTAAACAGGTTCATACTTGTTTATTGCTGATAATGAATTTTGATAATGTGATAGTCCTGCCATATTCAGTTTATATTTATCTTAGTTGCCCAAAAGGCTCCAATTCGCATTATACGAATTGGGTAAAGCCTCCTGCTGCTATACCACCTGTTCTTGTAACAGTAATTCTATTAATGAATTTCTGTATACCTCTAGCAGGTTCGATGATAACGTCTATGATTCCCATATTCATATCAATGATTGCTGGAGTGTTATTAGAAGCATCCATAACAGTTTGGTAGTTGTAGATTCCCCCTCCAGCTCTAACGCCATCTAGGTAGTTATCTACTAATGTTTTAATTTCAAGTCTAATTGAATCGTCATTGAAATCAAATAAGTAGTTAGAAAGAATTGACTGAACGTCAGTTTCAATACTTATTAAAAGGTCTCTTACATGAACTAGGTTAAACGCAGAGTTAACTTGTTGGTAAGCAGTTTGATTACCGAAGATAACTACTCCGATTCCTCTTCTCTTAATGATTGGGTTAATACCAAACGGTTCAAGATTTCCTCTGTCCTCATCGGTAAAGTCATATTCAACTCCTACGATATTACCGCCTCCACTTAGAATACCTCTTTTCTGACCTGCGATAATTGCATAAGGTTCACCGGTAGCAAATTTTCTAACGAAGTTGTTAGATACCATAGCAGCTGGTGGTACATTTATATTTCTATTAGATTCTCTGATAGTGATATAAGGAGAGTAGAATGCAGCAAATTTAGATCCTTCTGCTTCAGTAGGTAAGCTGAAAGTATAAGAAGGATTTAGTGATAAGTTACCCCCATCAGCTATGTAAGCAGTATTTAAACTTGGATAAGGGTTAACAGATGTAGGTGCGTTAGTAAATCTAGGATCTGTACTCTTTTGGAACTGTTCTATAGAAGGAGCATTGATAAGAGCAAGCGATTGTTGTCTAATCATTGCTAATCTACTTAATTGATATTTAGAGTTAGGTAAGATTTGTCCAGAGAATGTATCTACTACATATCTGAATGATATAACGTCCTTAGAAGCTAATGTCTTAGCGATGTTAGTATCGTACATAACATCAAGTATTTCAGAAATCCTAGCATCACTACCGTTAGGTCTGTGGGATTCTTTCATAGTGAATCCAGAAAGATATGTGAAATCAAAAGATCTTGTAAATTGAGCTATCGATTGGAATTTCTGAACTCTAGACATATTGCCATCTCCTGAATAATAAAGGATTGGTCTAGCACATACTACTCTGTAAGTTCCTGTTGTAGTTGTCGAAGCAACAGTGGTGATCTTAGCTAATCTGCTTTGTTGATTACCTGTTGTAGGCACGCAGATGTCAAGATCAGTACATACTACCAAATCTCCAACTGAAAAAGGTACGTTTCCACTAGAGTCTTCGGTTACATAGAATGATGTTGTGTCTATTCTAGTACAGTCTACGAATTCGTTAATTGATCCCTCTTGAGAGATAATATCGAATTGTTGATCACCTACCGAAGTACCTATATTATCAGAAGCATAAGTAGCAGAGAATAAAGCTATATTATTGATGGTATTACCTGCTAAAGAAACGTTTGTGTGCGATCTCGTGTTAACATAGTTGAATTGATCCCTATCTACAGTGTTTTCAAAAGTAAGATAATTTACACCGGTTCCTGCAGAATTTAACCAAACAATGTCTCCGTCTGCAAGTTCAGCATATTTAACATTCTGAAATAATGCAGATGCGTTATAGGCTTGGAGAACGGTTGATGTTCCATTAGCAGCATTAGGTCCAGTTGCTCCATTAGGCGTAGGCACATTAGCAACTCTATCTAAGTAGTCAGAGTTACCAAATTGGTAAGCGCTATTGTAGAAAGGCTTGTTACTTCCAGAAGCCCCTGTATTATAAGAAGTTAAGTCATATACAGGTGATACTGTTATACCTTGAGATCTATAGAAAGCTATATCTAATGGATGTGTGAAGAATATTCTAAGCTCCCCGTTAACATCCTTAGTTCCAGTAACTTTAAGTTTAACTAAATCATGTAAAGAGAATTGGTTGATTAATCCTCCGGTTGCACCTGATATGCCTGCAACTATACCGATTATGTATTTCTGGTCATCAGAAGAGTTAACGGTTAAGAAAGTTTTTAGCTCATTCTTTTCAGTAGCACCGCTTAAATAGCCAGAAGTTCCACCAGTACCTGAAGTCTGGAGATAGTGTAATCCCCCATCGTAAGCATTCGAATCATAAGGGGCAAAAGCTTGGTAAACAATACCTGCTGTTGTACCTGCATTTATGGTAAATAAAGTACCTGTGTTCATACCAGAGGTGTATCCAGTAGCTCCTGTGGGTCCAACGAATCCAGTAGCGCCGGTAACTCCTATTACGTTTTGAGTGTAAAGGTAATCAGCAACTAATGCCTGATCGTAACTTAAGAAGTTAATTACAGGGTTAGCTAAATCTCTATTTCCTGATAATTCATCAATAAGGTGATTACCAACTAAATCTATCTGATATGGATTAGTACAAATGTTATCAAATGCTTGTTCGTCAATAGCACAGAATAAACCTGTTGCTGGAGAATCTGCATTTACTAAAGTTTGTATGTATTGGTTAATCCCGTTAAGATCCACGAAATCTGGGATTATACATCCTGTTACAGATGTAACAATATTAACATCCTGTTGGTTAAGGAACGAATCAATTTGGCTTTTTATAAAACCGTTATTAGTAAAGTAATTAGACCATTTCGGATCTAAAGCTAAAGCTGCATAATTTGTCCAATCTCCAGATACTGCTATTACATCAATGAAATAATCTGAAATATAATCGTAAGGGTGCATGAAAGTAGGAACGTTGTTAGCTCCATACCAATCTAGTGCAAAGATATCATAACCTTTTAAAGGTTTAGATGAGTCAGTAGATTTTCTAGTAATAACACTGATAGGGGTTTTACCTAAATTAGTTAAAGCAAATAGCTTTCCGGTATCGGGTGTGCTTAGCGTTGCTAAGAAGTATTTTGTATCTGCGTACCAGAATCTTTCTTTATTATAGTAAGATGAGTATAGTTCAGAAGTTACTACACCGTTATATTGCTCAGTATCAAGAGAGTATGCTATATACGTAACCTCGTCTGCATTTCCAGTATCAGTATCATCATTTAACTTCAATAGATTTAAACCGAATACAGGACCTGTATTTAAACAAGTTAGTATAGATCTATGGAAGAAAGACCCCTTATTTTCTAAAGATCTATCAATGTCTCCAAACACAGAGATCATAGTAGTAGGATCAGGAATGTATACCGGAGTATTGAAAGGTCCTTTGTTTGAGAAACCCACAACCAATCTAATCGTTTGAGATGTTAGAATGACGCTTTGTGACGCGTCAAATTCAAGAGTATAAACTCCTGAGGCTTTAAACTGGGAATAGTCTATTTTAACCTTATTTGCCATTATTTTTTAAGATATTTTTTGCTTCTTTACTATATATCGAAATAGAAAATAGAATATTAGATCAATTGAATGTTTAGAGCAATTTATTGAAATCACCATAGCTTCTTCCATCTTTAGTAGAAGGACCTCTATTTCCGTATCCGTATTCATCATTTTCTGCTGATATTCCAGCTTCGAGTTTTGCTGTTATTAGTTGTTTGTATTCATTATCAAGTTCATCAAACACATCTCCGACCATTTGGTTGAAATCATATCCATCAAAAAGACCCGGAAGATTAACCAGGGTCATTGCTACGTCATCATGCCCGGTTTGGCTAGAATATGTCCCCCTGTTATTAAGACCGAAGGTGAAAAGCTCTGGGATTGTCCATTTTTTATCGTTTACTAAGATTTTTCCTTCTCTTATTAGACTTCTAAGCAATTCGCAGTACTTCATCTTGTTCTTTTCATTGTACTTAATACCTGGTTTTAAAATCCTTGCAGATTCTGAATGCTTGGTAAATAAAAACATCTCATCATAGTAATCATCATCAGTCATTAGTTTTTCATAAAGCAATTCGCCCTTGAAATTCATCTCGATAGCTAATTTAACTCTGTCAACGCTAACCACCTTTATCAGTCCTCTTAATAACTTAACTAGCTCTTCAAGCTTTATTTCATTATCTCTAAAAACACCAACCTGCACAAGGCCAAAGAAATCAGATTCATCTTCGAATTCCACAATCGATTCTATAACCTTTTTAGGTAAAGGCGTAACCTTAAATATATTAACAACGGTAAAGTCTCCCTTTATCCCTGCACTTATGTCAACAGAAAAGACAAACTTCTTTCCTGGAGAGTTTGAATTATCCAGATTAAACTTAGGATGCCATAAAAGTTTTTCGTAATTAAGACTTTCCTCATAATGTAAGCAATCTATCTCTCTCCATTCATATTCAATCTCATTAGACTTAATCTTTTTAAGTTCGTTTGACCCTAAAAGTAAAGAGGATGAACTTAAAAATTGGTTACCGTATTCCTGATTGAATAGCTCCTCGCTTCCAAGGTTACCTATTTCTTTTTGTTTCCATGCTTCATCTCTTCCCGGAACTTGCCACCAGTCAACTCTTATCGGATTAAAACTATTTTCTCCCATGAGAGCGCCCTGGTAGATTTCGTAGAATTTATTCATCCCGTTCGGGGTGGATGTTATGATTATTCGGGATACCTTTGATGAAGATACAGTTGGATATGTTGATCTAAAGAACGCTTCGATAAAGTTGGCATTAATGTGAGCAAACTCATCCATGTAAAGGAAGTGAATAGTAAAACCAATACCTGATGTTTTGGTTGTGGTCTTAGCTAAAATCCTACATCCATTATCGAATCTCATTGACATCACATTATTAACGACCATTCCAGGTTTAAGGAAGAATGGAAGACCCTTAATGATTGCTTTAATCTTATCCATTAACTCTTCCGCAGTATCTCCTACGTTGGCTAGAATCATCGCGTTTTTATCATGATTGAATAGTAGATACCAAACAAGGATAACAGATGATGTTATCGATTTACCCACCTGTCTAGGGGCTAGAAATATATTAAATCTATTTGCTTGATATTCTCTAAGTACAGAACTTTGATAATCTCTAAGCTTGATATAATTTAAGCCTTCGTCTGTCATTACCTGACAATATTTAGCAAAATATGTAACGTCCTCTGCACATTTTCTCATCTCGAGGATCTCCTCGTTGGTGTATTCCCAGAGTAGATTCGGTTTCTTTAAATCTGGATTCTGGTCATGAAATGGGTTATCTACTTCTTTGTAGTCTAATCCCTCTTCATCGATTTTTCTAAGAAGTTCGTTTACTCTTTCCGTGCTCCAATAGCTACTTTCCGATTGGACTTCTTCTTTCTGTACTGTTTCTGAAAACATATTATTCTATTATATCGTCCTCGATGATAAAATCGCTTTGATCCTCCTCATCGTCTTGAGGACGGAATTTATCGTCAATCAATTTTTTGTCCCGTGCATTAACAACAGAGTTGGGGTCAAGTTCTATAGGTTTGACGTCAACGACTTCGTTTCCTAGTATATCCCTAAGTCCCTCCAT